CCGATACGTTAGGATTCCAACCTGCTAATTGATTATAGGATACTAGATTGTGCATAGATGACTTCTCCATTGTTTAACGTGAACACATAACCAGTGAAGTTTGGTTACATCTTGTTCTCCTCAAGTCTAATATTATTTAGTGAGGAAAGCAACACAAAAGAGATTTGAAGTAACAAAAATTTATGCCTACGAGTTTATACCTAGTACCAAAAAAGCACCCTTGAGTTTCCTCTTGAGTGCTTGTCGTCTTGCTCTTGCTTGACGTAATGCTTGCGGTTTAAGTTTTCGTTTTTTCTCCTTTCGAGAATGATGAATCCAATTTGGTACCTTCATGATGCCATATGCGAGAATCCTTTAATCTTCTCAAATTTTATCATACTTTCAAACTTATCGTGCATATCTGGTTTATGGGATATGACAAAAATATTAGTGTCCTTAATAACGTAACGAATAATCTTTAAAAACTCTTCTGTTCCCATACCATCCAAAGAACTATCAAACACCTCATCCATTATAAGGAGATTGGTATTTACAGAGTTCTTCATTCTAGCAACTTCCCTCCATGTAAACAGAAGTGCTAAGTCAATTCTCATCTTCTCTCCTTCAGAAAAAGAAGCATAAGAAAAATCTTCATGGATTGGTGACTGAACAGTTTCGTTAAACTCTTCATCAAGTGTGAAGTTGATATAAAAGTCCATCTTCTGAAGATACCTATTAACCTGCTGATTGATCAGAGGCAAATACTTCTTAATGATTTTGGTTTTCACTCCACCATCTCTAAGTAAACTATATGCAAAATCATAATAGCTTATAGTATCCTTTCTAGAAGATAATTCGTCGTATGTAGTTTTTAATTTATCCTTGAATGTGGTTAACTTCTCATGCTCAGTATTTCTATCTGCAAGTTGTTCGGTAAGTTTCTGAATTTCCGATTCCAAATCTCTGATTTGTCGTTGACACCCAGAAATCCTAGTATTGTTTTTAGAAATGTCATGTGTTAGTGAAGTAACCTCCTGTGATAAATTGATAAATTGATGCTCTCGCTCTTCTTCCTCTTTAATTGCTTCTTCTAGTTCTTTATAACCAGATTGCAACTCCTTAGCTTTAGTTTGAGCATCGGCAATTTTATTTATTCTAAACTCCTCCTCGATTGATTGAGTGCATGTAGGGCAAACAGTATTCTTTGTAAAAAATTTATGCTCTTTAGTAATGGTTGTTACCTTATTAGAAATCTTACCTTTCAAAGTTCCCAACTCACGTAACTTTTCAGTAGCACCTGCTACCGTTTCTTGTTCTTTTGTAAGATCAATAATGTCAGCATCCAATAACTCATTCTTTTCCATATGAGTATCAATTTCAATATTCAATCTTTTAATTTTCCCCTCATTTTCTTCAATTCTACCTTTTCCTTGCTGTTCCAATTCTTCAATAAAATTCTCTTGCATCTCTACTTTATCATTAAGTGATTCCTTCTTAAGTTCTAATGTTTTTATCTGTTCTCTAAGTTCTCTTACCTTATCCTTAATCAAGTTATTCATAGATGAAAAAATCTTAATATCCAAAAGATCTTCAATCACTTCTCTACGATTGGATGCAGTCAATTGCATGAAAGGAACAAAAGCACTACTACCCAAAATAACAATCTGAGTAAATGATTTATAGTTCATCTTAAGAACATTCTGTTCTAACCACTTTTGTTGATCATTCGCAGAAGCAGATTGGTCTAATAAATTACCATCCCTCCATATCTCAAATGTATTTGGTTTGATACCCCTAGCAACTTTCCAACTAGTAGATCCTATAGAAAACTCTACCTCAACTCTACAATCCTTTTCATTAACTGTATTAACTAACTGACCCTTACTAATTTTACGAAAAGGTTTATTAAACAGACTAAAAGTTAATGCATCTAATATAGTGCTTTTTCCTGCACCATTAGTTCCCACTACCAATGTAGTAGAATTTTTAGCAAACCTAGATTCTCCATCAGTTTGAAAATTGACTTTGATGAATTGATTACCAGTTGATAAAAAATTCTTCCATCTTATTTGTTCAAATGTAATCATGGTGTTCCGCAGGAGGTATCACAATGTCATCTTGTGTAATGACTGCATAACGATAATCATGCATCTGACACGTTTTAATCATGACTTCATCTTCAACTTCAATCACATGCATTTGAGGATTTCCTGCATCTTCTAGCATCATAGCATATCGAAGGGCATCATCTTCATCCTCAAAAAGATAAAGAATATGTTCTCCATCATCATCTGGCACGGAATATGCACCTTCATTTTCCTTTCCCTCGACAGTTATTATATACATTATACTTGCTCACAAGCCTCTTGATATATTTCTTGTATAATTTTATGTATTCTAGATTTATCAAGATCTATTTCTGACTCTTCAATATATCTTTCTAATATAGAAATAGTATCTTCAGACTCAAAGGCTTCAAAATCTGCTGCTTCTTGAATAGCAAAATTTTCAACCACTTTAAGTTCTGCCACATTAGATGCATATATCTTATCAATAAATTTTTCAAACTTAGTAATATCAGACTTCTGACGAACAATAACTTTAACAATCTTATCTTCCAATTCTCTAGCATCAAATAATTGATAATCAGTATCTTTATAATAAACAATATGATGTAATCTATGTGGATTATTTACAGGAGTATGTTCAAAAGTTTCTGTATCCCAAAGATGAAATCCTCGTTCAGTATCATTTACATCACCCCAGAACATCTCATAAGGATTACCTAAGTAATAAACAGGTTCTTGAATAGACCTACAATGATAATGCCCAGAATATACTTTTTCAAATCTATCAAATGGAGTAGTTGCCATTCCATGTTCCATTACATGACCAGCAGTAGCTTGAAATCCATTTAATTCCAAATGACCCATTACTACTTTACATTTACTCTTATTAATCTTTTTAAAAGTTTTTTCTTTATTCTCATTATTGATCCAAGGAACAAATAAAACTTTTGTATCTCCTATCTTTACTTCTTCTGTTTCTGCATATACTTTTACATTATCATATTCTCTCAACAATAAATCTACTGCATTAAGATCATTTGTATTCTTATAGTATGCTGTATGATTACCAACAATTGTATGAACTGTACATCCTAAGTCTTTTAATCGATCATAATAATTATCCTTTGCCCATGCCAATGCATTAAAATTAATTCCTGTACGATTATCAAAAGTATCTCCCATATCAATAACCGTAGTAATACCTTCCTTCTCTAAAGTAGGAAAGAAAGTATCGTTATAAAACTTCAGAAAATAATCATGAAAAAGTTTAGAGTTTTTTCGTGCTCCGAAGTGCTGATCAGTTATGATTGCAACTTTCATTAATTACGCAATTTAGAATGTACAGCATCCTTAATTGAATTATAGTCCGAATAGTTCGATCCGTCAATGTTATTATTATCATCAAAAACTTCATTATATCCAGACTTCTCAATAATCTTATTCTTGATTTCTAACTGACGTTTTTCTCTTTGTATTCTGCGGAGAAACGCATAATGTATAATCTGCGTAAAGTAAGCAAAAGGATTTTTGGATTTCTCAG